CCACGAAATACCCGTCGATGAAAGTAACGTCGCGGGCACCGAAGAAATCCGCCCCGATGGGGATTTCCGCGAACACCCCCGAATTCAGGCAGTACCCATGCCCGCCAGAGGCCACGAACACCTGACCTACCGCTGCCGCGTTAACCGCAATATAGGCCGGTTGTCCATCGTCTACGACCGTACCGATTGCCGTCTGGGTGCCGTCGTCTCCCAATTGCCAGAACGTATCCCCGGAAACACCGAAAACAGCCCCATCCGGCACGCCATTGCCGTCAAACTGCGTCATTGCGCGCACTGCGCCCGCTACAGTGGGGGGAATCGCCCCAAAGGCCTTACTACCGGGCCGAGGGTAGAGCGTTGCCGGTCCTTTGGGCTTGTATGGAACTTCGTTAGCCTCAAAGTAATAGTTCAGGCTGCGCTCAACACCTTCAGCCGGTGAGAGGGTTGCGTAGCCTGGACCGGGAATCTGGAATGGTTCTGCGGACATTTCACCAATGCCTGATGACGTTGGCCACTACCGCGGCGAGGATACATGGAACCCCGAGGCCAAGGGACCACTTGGCCAGACCTAAAGCCCCGGACCATTCCGCCATTGCCTGAGACAGGCGGGAAATGTCATCCTTCAGCCCCTGCGCCCTTACGCGCAAGTCTTTGAAGTCTTCCCGGTCATCGTCCTGGTGCCGGTGAAGATCGTTACGAAGTGCCTCAAGTTCCGCATGTATGTTTTCCATGGTCAATATGGCTGCCCCACCAAAAGTAGATCCCAGTCACAGGCGTTACGCTTGCCCGGTCCGCTGCCGCTGAAATCATTCCGCAGCCGGTTCATTGGCGCATTCACCCGGCGCACATCCGCCTTAGCGCGCGAAGCCTGTCCGCACAGCCATTGATGCGGAACCTTATTGACCATGAGGTTGTGCGTGCAGCGCGGCCAGAGGCGCTTGGCAAGCTCCCAAATGATGACATCGGCGTAACCCGGAGGCGCTGAGTACGTGGCCGTCAGGGATGTCGGAGGCGTCAGAAAGCCCCAAGTGAATATTTCCAGCGCGTTGCCGTTCAGCGGTGGCCAAACATTCAGAATCCCTTGCGGAAATTGCGGATCGTAGTAACAGGTCGTCGTGACGTTTATCGCCGTGATCTGAAGGACCGGGATATTCGCCCACTCCTCTGCCCCGACCATCCGAATCGGCACCCGCGTGGGTTGCGTCGGGCTGGTCGAGGTCATGTAGAGGTTCATGCGGATAATGGCTTCTGGCCGTGGCCCCGCGAATGTCGGGGTGACCGTGATCGTCTGCGCGCCGCTGGCCGTCGCCACCAAACTAAACGTGACGCTGGTATTGACGACGAATGCCGTAATGTAGCTGGTCGCCTGAATGCCGGTTCCACTGACAGGTTGCCCGATGTAAAGGCCCGCAGTGTTCGCGCACGTCGCAGTCGCGTTGCCGATTGTCAGGGTTGCGGAGAACGTGAACGATGGGCCGATGGAAAACTGGACATTCTGCCCGTAGATTCCATTCAAACCGGTATTCGATCCGATCGGATAGATATAATCCGGGATCGTGAACGCCATCGTGCGACTGGCGTTAAAGCCGTCATAGAGCGCTTGCCATTCGTCCAGACCCTCTGCAAGAAGTTCGGCCTGCGGAATGTAGCCAGGGCGCATCTGCCCGCACTTTCCGAGCGCGTTCAGGATGTAGTCTTGCGCGGTGATCAGTGACATAATAGAAACGTCTCCGACCCGCAAGGGGGGATTTGGATAGCTTGGCCGCGATTCCAGAGACCACGGAACTTCGGTAAGAACTTGACCGCCAAGGAAGAGTAGCGCTGCCGTTCGACTCGGCACCCGTTCGGAGACACTTTATGCCGCCCTCGGAGGTTCCTGCTGTGCTCCCGGCGTCATCATGGCCTGTTCCGGAACTTGTCGGTTCTTGCTGTTCATTGTGCGTAGGCGCGCTTCCTGCTTAGCTCCTTCCGCCGCCACGATCTGCGCCGCTCCCTGCCCGACCGCTTCACCGAAGATTGGCAGGCACCGGAAGGCCAGAGCCCACCCGAGCGCATCGCGGTAAGCCTGGGGAATCTGGTAATTGCCGGTCAGTGTCCACGTGCTGAACGGAACCGCCTGATCCAGTTCAAGATTCGTCGCCGCGAGAACCAGCGGAACCGGGAAAAAGTACAGGGTCGCGTAGCCGTCCGCGTTCACGTTGTAGTCCGGGTACAGTTCGTCCGGGGTCGCCGCGCTGGCCTGAAGGTCGTTGTGAGCATAGTACTGGGTCGCTTCGACGATCTTCAATTCATTGCGGTTCTGACCGCCCGCCGTCACGGTGCTGATGGTGATGCGGAATCCAGTACCAGAGCCAGCCTGCGCGCCGCCTGTGGCCGTCGTAGCGCCAACCATCGGCAGGTATCCGGTTCCAGCCCCCGATACAGTGTAGGTCGTTACGGCCCCGCCAGATACGCCCGTAACGGTATACGTCGCCACGGTTCCAGCGCCACCCTGAATCACCCCGGTATCGTTCACCGCGTAGCCGATACCGCCAGAATACAGAGAGTTCGTGCTGATCGCCCCGCCGCTGGCTTGCGTGATGACCGCGCGATAGATGCGCGCCGGCCGCTGCGTGTTGAAATTCGGCTGGGGTACGGAACTATTGGTAGGAGAACCAATGGTATACGTCCCTACCCCAGCCATGAGTGGGAACCGAGAGGCCACGATTGCATAGATCAGACCTTCATCAATTCCCCACGACTCCCACATATTGTTCAACACCTGAAGACACGTGTTTGAATCCGAAGCGCTCGGGGTTCCGCTCGGGTCCATTAACGCCAGGTAGGTGAGGGCGTCGTTCGCGATTTGCTGTCCGGTAGGGATGGCCTAATCCTTAGACTTCTTCTTGTCGCCCTTTTCGAGAGCTTCCAGCCGTGCCGCCATCTTCTGCATGAGGTCGTTCTGCTGAGTGATCATTGCGGACTGCGCCGAAACCTGATCCATCAGAGCTTTCTTTTCGGTAGCGGGGTCCAGAATCGCCACAGCCGGGAACTCGTAAGGCTCAACCGTCCAGCCGTCCTCAATGGCAACCGCCATCTCGGTTTCGTTCATGACGACCTTTTCTCCCTTTTCGCCGCGGAAAGGCTTGTACAGCATTTTCGGGAACTGCTGGTGGTCGTATGCAGGCCGAGGATCGTCTTTGTCCAGACCGTCCGCGATGTTGTTGATCTGATCGCCCTGTTTCTTCCAGTGGTCGCGGTGTTCCTTCATCGACTGCTTAAACCCGCCCGCCTGGGCCATTCCGCCAAATACCTGTAACATGTGTTCGTCTCCTATTTGAAGTCTGCCGGGGTTCCTCTCGTATTGCTTCGGAACCCCGGCGTGAAGTACTGACATTTGGCTACGCGATGTAAGATGCGTACCAGACAGCAGCGTTGGTGTCGTACTGGAACGTCAGAGCCTTACCGGCTACCGCCGTTCCACCCAACCCAATCGACCCATCACCCGTGGTCCAGGTGAAAGCCGCATCGGGGATGACAACGAACGAACCGCCCGCAAAACCAACTGGCTTGACGATGCCGGTAATCGCATTCGTCCCGGTGATATGGAACAGCCTCCCGGTTGGGGTGATCGTTCCAGCAACGGACGCTACTGCGGTTGTCGGACCGCTGACAGAGCCGGGGTTATTCCAACCCGGTTGCCATATGCCGTTCACATCCTGAAGCCACTGAAGCCCGTTTGTGACATTCAGCCAGGGAGTGAGAGCCGGCGCGCCGGGGTATGATCCGGCTACGGAAGGATCGCCAACCGGGTCAGTTTCAAAGAACCCGCCGTTGAGGTTGCCGCCGAAGTTCGCCGCGGCCAGAGGCGCGGGCGCGATGACAACAATTGCTCCAGTGAAGAACGACTGGCGGAACAGGCTGGACCGCGCCACGCTTACCTGTGTTCCGTTCAGGCCGGTCACATACATCAATTCGCCCTTGGTCTGGCCGAGGTTGATGACATAGATCGACTGCTGAAAGTTGCTGACAGGCGCCGTGAGATTTGAGGCAGACGCCACCGTAATTGTGGTGGCATTCTGGTTGATCGAACCGCTGAGGGTGGTTTGTGTGATGGATGAACTCATGGTATTTTCTCCTTAACCGTAAACCACTCCGCTGAACAGATCCGCATACGTCGCGCCGAAAC